ATAGTATCCTAAAATGACGAGAAATCCTGTGCCTGGAAACATCACAGAAGCTGCTGCACCTACATAGGCAACAATCCTGTAATAATCCTTACCTGTATTTACAGCTTCACGCATAAAGACTGCATACACGGCTACGATTCCAAAGACATAAATGAAGGTGCTCAACACAATCGTAAGTAACGCAATGGCTCGGCTTTGAAACTGTGAAGGAGTTGGAAGGGCTAGAATCGCATCCTTATCCGATGCCTTGTCTCCTAGAATGTTCTCGAGCTTAAGCTTCTGACCTGCAGGTGTGATCAATGTCTTTCGTCTACCGTTCTCTACAATATTGACCGTCAATCGTTCCCCTTTAATCACGCCCTTTCCAAGGTCTTCCATCTCTTTTTCTTTGAGTCGTTCCTGACTCAACTGTAGTTTCTTGGCTTCCAAACACTTTTGGTCGGATTCACCTCCACACCCTCTGACAGCCTCTTCACGTATCTTCTTTTCATCCTTTGCATCCAAGGTCGTTTCAGGAGCAGATTCAAAGGTAGGTTTGAGTTGACTGTTCGAAGTCACATCCAATACACCCGCAGTCACTTTCTTTGCCAAACTCTTTGTGATGTTTGCAAAGCTCTTTTCGTCGCCATAATAGGCGGATTCCAAGTAGACACCACTCATTATTATGATGCGAATACAAGATTGCCCAAGCCCGATACGATACGGAAAAAGTTGATAGACTCTACATAGACTCCAACATTGTAGGTGAATGTAAAAATGATGTTATCATTGGTCTGAACGACGGTCGTAATCGTTCCAGGAGGATATAATAATCTTCCTGTTTGAGCATCAATCAAGTTCACATTGGCTGCTGGAATCACAGTTGGATTTGGACTGAACAACGTTGAAGTTAACACGCAGACAGTGGTAGAGGTAGTGGGACTCACCGTTAATGGGAGAGGCTGTTGAAGTGTCAATCGTAGAATGATCTTATTGAACATACTTCCGTTCGCAGCACCTGAAGGTTGATAGGAAGTGTTGTCTAACGCAAACGAATACATATAGACACCAGGTAATCCAGTGGTTTCACCTGTAGTATGACGATACATCTGCAACAATGAAAAGAATGGAAGAGGCTTGGGTTGAATACGCTCCTTTCCATCAAACAGAATGACTCCATCGGTCATTGAATCACGAGGATACACTGAAGTGACTTGCTGTTGACCGGAAGAATACAACGCTGTATCGACATCGGTACTAATCGCAGACCAGGGTGCTCGATTCACAGTCGTCCAGTTTGTATAGTTATCCCAATCGTTGAGCAAAATACGATCTGAGCGTTGAGATGAAAACACGATGCGCGTCACCAAGTTGAACATGGGGATTTCCAAATCAGTGTTTCCACCAAACTGTCCTTCCTTGTTGACATACTTGACCGTCTTGACTAAAAAGGTTTGATCCGCTCGTGCTAACTGGTTCATTTCCATTTCAGTCAAATAGATGAAGTTCCCTTCAATATACTGGTCGGGAAACCAAGTCGTAATCGTTGGATTACTAGCAGCACCTGTCGACAACGGTGGACTTAAAAAGAGACCCAATGGATAGTTAACAGGTCGAACACGTTTTCCAAATGTAGTTGATGTTGAGTCTGTGTCGACTACTGTATATAAATCCGACAACTGACGCAGAGTGACTTCAATATAGACCTCTGAGTTCTGAAGGGACACTAATGGAAGTGCCAATCCTGGGTTTTCACAGAACCAAAAATGAAGAGGAATCACTAACTGTCGACTACGAATCGAAGGTTCAGGTGTTCTGGTTTGTGGTGCAGCTGTAGGAAGTGCAGTCGGAGCAATCGCATGAGGGTATTGTCCATTACGGTCGTAGGCATGTGCAGGATCATAGATTTCAGGCACGTTGCCTACCATTTGGTCGACAGTCTTACGTTTATTGGCATCATGAGTCATATACGAATACATCTTCAGCCATTCTCCACGAAGAGATTGAATAACCTGTCCGTTCATAACCAAGTTCACATGGTCAATCAAGTTGTAACCAATGTTGGGAATCCATTGAAACTCATATCCAATCGAGTTCGTACGTGCATCATAGCCTGTTGGTGGTACAGCTCCGTTCAAATACTTGAGAGGAGACCATATATCAGGAAGTGTCAATACAAGATAGCAATCGTGAAGTAGCTGTGCGTAACGATCAATACGACATGAAATCGTTCGTGTACCTGTTGTTGAAAACTCAAGATTAGAGGCTGTGAATGGCATCCGAACCTGTTCCATTGCAAAGTTCGTATGACGACGATAGACTGATCGAAAATGAGTCATGGAAGGGTTTCCGTTCACTAACTCATTCTGGGCGCCAACCCCAACTAACTGCATTAAGCCACCGGGCATTTGTATACTCCTCTATGCTTTCTTTAAGACACAATGCGCACACTCATAGGTTGAACTGAACGACCGTTGTAAGGGACTACACCTTGATTAATGACAACCTGGAAGGCACCAAATGCACCCGTTGCATTGTTACTCAAGCAGCATTCACTGCTATAAGTCGCACCTCCACTTGCACCTCCATTTGCACCTTGAAACGGTGCTACAAATCGCTGACGCTGAGTGGCTGCGTTTGCAATCAAGGAGGCATAAGTTGTGTTTGTTCTACGCGATTGAGGTGAGGGATCTATATTAAATGTTCTAGCGATGATACGGTTCTTATGACGTGTTAACCAATCTTGAGCAGAGTTCACCTGCATTTGTGATTTACGCGAGAGATTCTCTACATACATAATGAGAGTAGTTCTTGTAAGTACGCATATAGACCAGACCACTGGATACTCTAAAGTTAGCTTTAACTTAGTGAAACAGTTGGCGACCTTAAGTCCAAAGGTTAAAACCTTTCACTTTGGATTTCAACGTCATCCGTCTCATGCTTCGTTACGAAAATACCCAGAAGGTATTACATCGTATGATGCGTCTGCGAATGAAGAGCCTAGAGAAGAAGGATTCGGGTTCAACAAGATCCATGAATATCTAGAAATGGTTCAACCTAATGTGGTGATGATTTACAATGATCCATATACGGTGAGCCGTTTTATTGACTCGATGAAACATGAACGAGGAAAATCCTCCTATACGTTGTGGGTCTACCTAGACCAAGTCTATTGTGGAGTGGCTCCATCCTTAGTCGATGCGGTTCGTAATCATGCAGATCGTGTATATTGCTTCACAGATAGTTGGAAGAAACAGTTTTTGGAGTATGGAGCGTTTCCTCAAGTTAACGTATTAGAACATGCAGTGGATCCAACCGTGTTCTCGTGTCTTTCTGAGGAGACACGACACTCAGTAAGAACCAATATTGGAGTATCAAAAGATGCAATCCTCTTTTTGAATGCGAATCGTAATAGTAACCGTAAGCGATTGGATCTGACAATCGGAGGATTTGTGCGACTTCTACAGAGAAATCCGGATAAACCTTATTTTCTCATGATTGCCACCAATATGAATCCACAAACAGGGGCATTTTATGACCTTCAACGGATCTTCCTTGAAGAACTAAAGTCATTGAAACTGGACTTTCAAACCTATGGACGTAGACTTCTATTGATTGATACATCGCCGCCTAATGTATTGAGCGACGAAGCTGTTAACCAACTTTACAATGTAGCAGATATTGGAGTCAATACTTCAGATGGTGAAGGGTATGGATTATGCCAGTTAGAACACATGTATACAGGAGCACCACAGTTAGTTACAGATGTAGGTAGTTATCGAACGTTCTTGAACTCTGATGTAGCCGAGTTTATTCCCTCTAATGGACGTAGTTACTTTGCAGGTGGAATGCCTCATGGGTTTTGGTGTCCTACATTCTCAATGGAAAGTATCGCAGATGGAATGGAATCGATTCTCAAACAACTCCCTGAAAAGAAAAAGAGTGTTTCGTCCTATCAGTTCAAGAGCTGGGCAACTGTCTGTGACAGCTGGTTAGAAGATGTGCTTACGCAAGCTGAAGGTCCGGTAGCCAGCGTATCTGTACCGGTGATGTCATCTGTCCCAATCTAAGGAGTCGTTGTCCGTCTTCAAACGCAGGGCCATCAAATACTTCCTTGGTGTCTGGATCAATCAAAAAGACCATCTGTTTGATCTGAACCTTTTGTAATCGTCGTTTACGGCGTTGCATGTTTCGCAAATACGAATCGTCCAACTCTTCCGTCTTCAAATCAGGCTTGAAGGCTAAATCTTCACCCGCAACCGTGCTATCAAATCGCATACATGAAATCACAGGTGTTTCGCGACTATGGAGTTTACGATGAACTTCGCAGTCGACGGCCGCTTGTTTAAGCAGCAAACTGATTCGTTTATTGGTCACATCCTTCTCATACGTTGTCTCATACAAGTATTCATCGGTGGACATGAACACTTCAGAGGGTTCACCTTCATAGCGTTTAGTCGCCATATCGTTACGACGCACCAAGACTACATTGTTCGCACCTTCGGTGGATTTGGATTGAGCGTCCGTGAACACACTAATGTAAAACGACACACGAACCGTTCGTTCTTCAATAGGTAACGATGCATGAGAACACAAACGAATGGCTCGTCCAATGACTTGGTCGTGTCGTGCAGGATTCCAATGGGGCTCCATAATGTGAACATGACGCACATTGGCTAATGTAATACCTTCAGCACCAGCTGCAGTAATCATGAACAAGACCAACTTCTTCTTGGGAGCCGATTCCACCGATTGTTTGAGACTGGGTGGAAAGTCGTCTGAATACTTCGCATTGAAAATCTGACGAACCATTTCACGCTGTTCCATGTCTTCGTTACCCGTGAAGAAGGCGTATGCAGGTTTCTCTGCATCCATTGAGGGGTCTTCAATCCACTGACCGGCTTCTTTCGCCAACTTGTATTCTTGCCATCCGTTTGCGCTCAACACCGCTGAAAACACACCCAACCCTTCCAAGTTACGATAGTTGGAATACAAGAGCTGAGTGCGTCGTGATTCACCGCCCAAGGAGTCGCGAATGTTCTGATAGATTCGGAGCATCTTGGGACTGTAGGTTTGCAATGCAGTCTCGGTCAAGTAGCGTGCAGGGTCCGCCTTGATTTTCTCTAGAATCTCTGATTTTTCAGGCACTGCGTCTTCTGCAACACCTTCTTCGGGTTCAGGTTTACGAATCTCGGGTGGAATGGAGTAGTCACACGCAAGACGAGAGTTCACACGAAAGGTTTTCATTTCATTGTCTTCGGCTCGTACAGGATTGAGCTTGCGTCGTGCATCTCGCTTGATTTCATCGAATCGCACTGCTAAATAGTTGTTGAACATCGCATCCGACATAGGAACCTTTTCCAAAGTCTTATCATCGTCTACCCGTCGAGGTAACATGCGTTCATCGGCACCTCGGAAATACGACACTAATCCTTGAATGCGTCGTTGGAACAACTGGGTGTTTTTCATTTGAAGTCCGTCCAAGAACAAGGTTGCAAACTCGTCATAGTTGGTAGGTAATGCGTCAAAGATTTCAGTCGATACACGGTCCAACGCAAGTTCAGCTCCACCAATATCGGTCTGAAACTTGGCTGCCCATGTATTCACCCAATCCGATGCAGAGGGTGTAAAGGGAAGGTCCTTCACATACTGAACTGCGATTCGGTCACCCTTTTCATTGTAGACACTTCGGAAATGTGGAGGATTGCGTGTCAAAAGAATATACTTCTTCAAGGTCACAAACTCAATCGTATCGACATCGGGAATCGCACGTAATAAAGAGGTCATACGCTCTTCGTCCCAACTTGGAATCGCACTGACTGGAACGACAATGCGTTCAATGGGTCCACGCAATAAGTTCATGAGATACGCAATCTCATTTGCACGGTTAATCACAGGTGTTCCCGATAACGCAACAACCTTGCAGTTACGAGCATTGTAAATCATATCGTAAAGCTTGCGTGCAATGTCAGACGCATTGGAGATGCGTGAAATGAAGTTGTGGACTTCGTCAATGATGACTACACTGTTTTCATAGGGATTGCTTCCGTCTGCAGGCACATACTTCCCAATGTTCGCAGAGGACAAGCCGTTGTAACGAATAAAGGTGAATCGTTGGTCGATGATGTCTTCAATCTGTTTCGCAATGGTATCTTGTGCAGTCTTGGGAAGTTTATCAAAGTTCTTCTCTTGATTGGGCACGGTCGTGAAGAAGGTTCGGTTTCGGTCCAAGAAACCATCCGACAAACCAAGCTTCTTTGCGGTCTCTCGTGTTTCTGCCGTCAAGGATTGTTGTCGCCAGTGTTGGTCATACATGTAGAGAGGGTCACCGCACTTTCGCAGCTCGCCGCGGTAGTTGGATTCCAAAGATGCAGGTAACATCACAAAGACCTTTTGCGTTGTCAATAAGGATTCAGCCACTGCGATGGATGAACATGTCTTTCCTGAACCGAGACCATGATACAATAACAAACCACGATACGGTGTTTCCATCAATAAGTAGTCGCGGACGACCTTTTGATGGGGAAGGAGTTCGCGAGCATTACTACCTCGTGCAAGGCATACATCGACATCCTTATCTTCATCGTCTGTGGGTAGTTTCCTATACTGTAAGAGAGTCCTCGTAATCGCATCGGCAAATGCTTTACGATTCGGTAATGCGTAGGACCGACTCATTGTTCTTATCCAGCATCTAAAAATCTAGTTGAAAAACAATGGAGAAGCAATCCCGTATTTTATTGGTCACCGTCTATCTCTTTTTGATTGCAGGGTTCCTCTATGCCCAACCCACGATTGCGTTTGGCAGAGAGGGACGAATCCGTCCATTTGGAACACAAGAAAAAGAATCCACTGTATTCCCCTTATGGTGGTGGGTCTTTGTCATTGCAGTTGTGTCGTATGTCCTTACACTCATGATTACTCGCTCTCGAATGTTTCAATAACCGATTGAAGATTGATTAGCATTGCTTTTCGTTCAATATGTTGAGGACGAACGAGTGCTTCAGCTTCTGCAAAGGTCTTCCAACCAATCCCTGAGATTTCGCGCCTCTGCATCGGGGTCATCTTTTGAGATAAGTTCAGCATCTCGGGATGTTTGAGCAATGCTACAAAGTAGACATGTTTGTATTGAACTCCATTGAGTCCATGAAAGGTTTCAGTCAATTCAATGTTTTTCAACACGACAAACGATTCGCGTGGAATGTTGGTCTCTTCATCAAACTCACGCAGAGCACAGGCAAGGTCACATTCACCTCGCATACGTCGTCCTTTAGGAAACCCCCATTCAGGTTCTATATAGTCGGACAAGTTGTTTCGTACTAATCCCATTCGGTCGAGTGTGCCAAACTTTTCACGACTTTGAAGGTAATCTGAAGTCGCTCGGTCGTCTCCCCACAACTGACGCCACAATGCATCGAATGAATCCGAGGCTAATGCAGCTTGTTCTTTCAATGTCATGTTTCTGACGAGGGTTGCAATATACTCAGTGTCTTCCAGCTCGTATTTACCTCGCATAAACTCCGCAAAGGTCATACTATCTCTGCGTCGTATCATGAGAAGTTTCGTAGAATTATCGGTCACTGGAACCGAAGGTTGATCGATCAATAGAATCCCGCACGAAAGCACGGGGTCTTTACACGTTCGGAAAAGGTGACCTTTTCCACCGCAGTTATTGCAGTACATTACAGGAGGAGGATGTAGAGGTGGGAGTGTCCGTTTTTCCATTAGTATAAGCAAGAGTTTGTCAAGAAAGTTCCTCCGTAAACAGTAATGGGACTATTCCAATCAAGACCCGCTGCGCCATCGTTTGTGGCTGTTCAACCAACGTATCCTCAAAGAGCTGCATCCGGTGGATGGTTCAGTATTTTGATGTCCATCGTCGGAGGATTTATCTTAGTTTATCTAGGGTTAGCCTTCTTCAACTATATTCAGAAGCGTGAAGGACAGCCTGGAGTTTCATTCATGGATCCTGCAAAGTCTTCAGGTGACAAGACACCTGCGCCTGTCGATGGAAAGACGAAGACCGTGATCCCTGCAGGGGAGATTCCGATTGGCGCTGGAATCGACTATGGAATCCAATACTGGATGTATATTTCTGATTGGGATTACCGATTCGGTCAAGACAAAGATATTCTAAAGCGTGTCGCATCCAACAACGCAACCATTGTAGGTCCTCGTATTTTCTTGGCACCTACTGAAAACACCCTGCATGTACGTATCAGTCTCTATCCATTAAACGCAGACGCTGCGTCAGCAGATCCTGGAACAAGCAGCACGGGGGATTCCTTTACCTGTAGTGTTGAGAACGTCCCTCTTCAATCCTGGTTTGCAGTAGCTGTAACCGTGTTTCAACGAAACTTGGATATCTACATTAACGGTCGTTTGGTGAAGTCCTGTGTCTTACCTGGCATTCCTAAACCTGCATTGGGTGATGTGATTCTTGCAGACAATGGTGGATTTGCAGGTTCGATCTGTAACGTGAACGGATACGGAACCATGCTACAACCCGAAAACGCCAAGAGTTTCCACGCCAAGGGCACAAACTGTGCACCTCCTGCAGCCTCTGGAAAGGTCGAGGTTGATGAAGACTCGCTCTTGATTCGATTGTTTGGATATACCTTCCGATTTGCTCGATTGAGTAAAGATGGAAAGGAACTTAATAGTTACACCTTTTAAAAGACCATGCGTATACTTTTAAAGTGTCCTACACGAAGTCGACCTCAAAAAGTGATTCAAACTTTAGCCTCGTATGTGAAACTCGCAAATCATCCCGAGAAACTTGGTGTAGCTGTTTCATGTGATGAAGATGATCTGTCTATGACACGAAACTTAGTTCAAGAAGAACTTCTACGAACTCTCAATCGAGTGGCGTGGAAGCGAATCTTTTTCAGACCTAACAAAAGCAAGATTGAAGCCTGTAATGCGAATATGAATGAGATTGACTGGAAATGGGATATTGTAGTCTTGGTTTCAGATGACATGATTCCACAACTCAAAGGGTGGGATGATGTGATTCGTAATCATATGATGGCTAGGTTTCCAGATACAGACGGTATTTTATGGTTCAATGATGGTCATCAAGGAGACAAACTGAATACATTATGTGTGTTTGGACGAAGTATGTATGAATCGTTTGGGTATATCTATCATCCAGACTACAAGAGCTTGTTTTGTGACACTGAACTCACAGACCTTTGTAAAGGTCCACTTGCATCCAAATGTTTGTATGTTCCCTATTGCATCATTCGTCACGAACATCCTGGAACGGGATATGCTCAGAACATGGATGCACTCTATGATCGTAATCAGAAATACTGGAACGAGGATATGTATACTTACATCCGTAGAAAGACCTATGCTTACGATGTTAGTTTTTTAGTTCCAACTATCACTGGACGTGAAGGTTCTCTTGCTGAGTTGACACAGTCTATTCATGAAAAGATGAGACGATTAGCACCTGACTTACGCTATACGATCAATATTGGATTTGACAACCGTGAAATGAGTATAGGAGCGAAACGACAATCAATGATTCAATCATCACAGGGTAAATACTCAGCGTTCATTGATGACGATGATGATATCACCGATGCATATATTGAAGACATGCGTGAAACAATACGAGGATCCTATCCAGTGATGCGTCTACGAGGACGTATTGATCCCTATACATTCACACATAGTCTAGAGAACACTCTTACTACAGCAATGGCACGCGGTGAGGTGTTTTTACGACCTCCAAATCACTTGAATCCTATGATGACCGACGTGGCGAAACTTATTCATTATAAAGACGCATTCCGAGGAGAAGACCTTGACTGGACCATACGAATGGCTAAGAGAGGGTTTATAACATCGGAATATAAGTCAGACGATTCACGTATCCATTATATTTACAAGATGGGAGAGCGAAAGGTCGACCCTGTTACACTTACATTTCAACAGACTACGTCGTATGAAACGATGTTAAGTATGGTTTGGACTCCCAATGGACCGCAAGTTCCTACCTCTCAACCTTCCTCAGGTGGATTGCGACTCACGTCTCGTGGTTTTGTGTCTAAGTAAAGGACAATGAGCATTGCGATTGTTGCAGGGGTGCTTTTAGTAATTGTTTTTATCTATTATATGATGACCTATGCAAGACCACCGGATAAAGACATGCGCTATGTGCTGTTTGACTATTCGATTCCAGGGGATACTCAGCAATCGTTTCCACTCCAGTTGCCTCGATCAAATAACCAAGCTCAAGGATTGACCTATTCCTTTACATCCTGGATTCTCATCAAGGATTTCACACAAGGATATGGTACAAGACGACGCATCTTCTCTAAGAATGATTCGCCGGGACTCTATTTAGATTCGACCTCCAACTCCTTGTTGGTCGCAGTGGATACATTTGGAACGACTGAAACCATTCTCATTCCAAGCATACCTGCCTTGAAATGGATTCACTTTGCAATGGTTGTTGATCAACATTCAGTGGACATCTATATCAATGGTATGTTACGCAAACATCATACGTTAGGACAGTTGCCCCAACTGAATGATTCAGTGGTTTCGATTGGTTCAAACTGGAGCGGTGTAATAGCTCGACTCACCTATTATGCTCGTTCACTCAACTATGCTGAAATCAAAAAGATGGTCAACGAACCTCTTCCAAATGACCTTGACCGCAAGGCTGCAGGACCCAACTACTTTGATATCAGCTGGTATATTGGGCGTTTATATTCTATGTAATGATCAATATGAGTTCAGGTGGTCTACGAGGGATTGATTTTTCAGGCATTACAGTGTTGCGTAGACAAAACACATCCGATGTGGTCGCGAGTAAACGATTTCAGTTAGTCTATCAGACTTTTGCATCCACTACAGGTGCGAACGCATTTCAGAATGAAACGCCGAACGCAAATGGTTCTTACATTGACTTTCTCCAAGGACGTAAGGAGGTTCGCACTTGTATTGATTGCTCAGGTCTTGCGTTTGCAGGACTTAGTAGGAGCTTTCGTACCTAGCTTTGCGAGTCTTCTTTAGGTCATCTTTTATCTTCTGTTTCTTGGTCTTGGTCGTCTTTGGGTTATAATTGAAAAAGAACTTTAAAAAGTCCACAGAGGATTTGTTTGTCGAGAGCTTCGCATACAACTCTGCCTTGTGTTTCTTCATATCCATCAATGTCTCTTGTGTGCCTAGGCAATCCACAGGCGTCAACAAAGCATATCGCCGTTTTTCTTTGTGATTCGCCAAATCCACCAATCGTTGAGCTACGCACATCAAATGGGTAATCTCGTCTTCGTCCACACCTGAATACATATACGCAAACACGAACTGAAGCATTGTGGGAATCGATGCAATCTTAATACCGTTTGCCATGGTATGATAACTGTGGCATGCTGCAGTCTCGTGCACGCGCACCAACACATTTCCCTCTTCATCAAAGATGTCTGTGTGTGCAGGTAGAATCTCTGAACCTTCGTGAACTTCCGTCTTCTTTCCCTTGGACAGAGTTTCCAATGTCTTGGCTTCTGCAAGAATGGTGATGGGTGTAGACCATTTAGGAGTTCTGCCTTGATGGAGTTGAGATGCAGTGATTCCTAATAACACAACGTTGTGATTTTTCAAGATAGATTCAACTTCTTTACGATGATCGTCTGTCGCAAGGGTCTCCTTGGGTGGAGTATGTGAAGGACACACCATTGGATAGTGTGTGTTCAAGAGCATCAAACGTTCATAGACCTTCTTCCATCGAGACACATCGCCACGAGGTCGTGATAACTCAAGATACATAGACAATCGTAAAAAGTTGGGTGTCACATAATGAATCCCGTCCACCACCATGTTCTCTTTCCAGAGTCGTTCAAAGATATCCTTATCCAAGTGTGTAATGTCTGCAACACCTTCGTAATCTGCAAAGACTTTGAAGGTTCCAAGATGGATCCCTGGCTTGACTTCCACACTGATGATTCCAGCGGCTGAAAGCTTATCTGCCAAGGTCATCGCATGCTCTTGGGGTGTGCGACTATAAAAGTCATAGTCCGGCACCGTCGTCTCGGGGTCGTAGAATCGGTCTTCGGGGGGCAGGAGATTGTTGATAGCTGTGCCACCGTAACACATCACAGAATAGTCCTTTAAGAACTGATGCACAATGGCTAAACTTTGTTTAGTGATAGGATTGGCAGCTGCCTTCTTATCATTTTCCAGCTCTAACCGTCCTACGATCTTCTCCAAGTCTTCCATTGTATAACCTGTGGAAAAACGGATTCTCCTTTGTTTTTTCCTTGTGAGGCAGCAAGGATGCCTCGCCGATATAACCTTCGACACCGTGATAAAAATGTTAAGTGGGTTGAAGACGAGACCTTAAAAGAGAAGGAAGAAGAGTCCGAATCCGAGTCCGAAGACGAAGACTACGAGCCTCCCTCTGAGGACGAAGAGTCTGAAGATGAAGAGCTCGATGACGAGGATTCCGAATCCGAAGATGAATCCGAAGAGGAAGAAGGCACTAAAAACATCACTATTCCCCTCCCCAAGAACGGTCGTATCAAGATTGAAATCGATAATCGTCGTGGGAATGAACTCTACGAAGATTCTGACGATGAATCTGAAGAGGAAGAAGATGGATTTCTCGGCTATCTCATGGACAAGTATGTACCTCGTGGCAATGGTCTCCGAATGAAGAAGCCTCCAACCAACAAGCGAAAAGACGACAAAGAATCCGATGAAGCACCTCTTATGTTGAACGATGAAGAGCAAGACTACTACGATGACCTCTCACGTTCCAAGCGTAAGAAGCTCAACAAACAGATGAAGCAGATTCAAGCCTTGGTTGCAGAAGGTGATGTGCCTCGTAAGTTCCGCATTCTCGAGTTGCCGATTCCAGACCCCATTAAGGCTTCCGTCATCAAGAAGTTGGACATGCTCGACCAAATGGAAGAGGAAGGAGGTGGAGACACACACAAGCTTCGTTCATGGATTGATGGATTCATGCGCATTCCCTTCGGACAAATCGTGCCATTGCCTGTCAAGCTAGACGATGGACCAGTTCCCTGTGCCAAGTTCTTGGGAGAGACGCGTGAATCGTTAGACAAGGCAGTCTACGGAATGCAAACCGCCAAGACTCAAATCATGCAAATCTTGGCTCAATGGATTGCGAACCCAGGAAGTATCGGCAATGTCATTGCACTCAAAGGACCGATGGGTGTAGGCAAGACCAGTTTTGCGAAGAATGGCGTTGCGAATGTCTTGAAGCGTCCTTTCGAGTTCTTCAGTCTAGGTGGTGCGACCGATAGTGCTAACTTTGTAGGTCATAGTTACACCTACGAAGGAAGTATGTGGGGTCGAGTAGTCGACAGTCTCATAAATGCTCGCTCCATGAATCCAGTCATGTACTTTGACGAGTTGGACAAGATATCCGATACAGCTCAAGGTCAAGAGATTGTCTCCATGTTGATTCACTTGACAGACCGTTCACAGAACACCCAGTTCCATGACCGATACTTTGCCGGAGTGGATATTGACCTCTCACAGTGCTTGTTCGTGTTCTCATTCAACGACGAGAACAAGGTTCACCCGATTCTCAAAGACCGTATGCAGGTCATTCACTGTTCGGGCTATTCAGCCGACGACAAGTTCCAGATTGTTGAGAAATACATCTGGCCACAGATGTTGGAACGCACCAACTTCAAGGACTTGACCATCAAGAGTGAAGCCATCAAGCTCATGATTCGTGAATACTCTTCTGAAGAGGAAGGTGTGCGAACCTTGATTCGTGCATTGGAAACCTTGACCACACGCATCAACCTTCTACGCATCGCAGATGAAACTACTGCAAAGACCTACAAGTTCTATACCAAGATTCAACTTCCATGCTGTATCGACACGGATATGGTTCAACACATCTTGCAAGATTTAGGTCAGGTCACCAATGAGTCCTGGAAGCGACTCTACACTTAAATCCATTCAAACAGTTCGAGTGGAACCCGTGTGCTACATGGATTATCATCCCAAGACGAGAAGATGAACTCTAACTCGTTTTTGCCATAGGTCATACTCAAACAATATTCAATGCCTTCTTTCCGGAAGACGAATGGAAGTGAGATGAAGGTTGTATGATAGGTTGTAGCGTCCAATCTTACAATGCAGTGATAGTATTTGCGTGGTGTTGAATGATGAACGTAATGCACGAGACACCACAACTCGTTCTTGACTCGGATAGGCACTGCAGATCCGCGTAAATGACGGAAGAACTTTGGAGTCTCCAACGTTCGTGTAATGATGAGTTCATCCCCTTTTAGACGTCCAATACGAAGAGGATGCCATGAATAAATCACATCGTTGGTTCCATTGATAGGAATCCAGTTCTTCTCACATTCTGCGTTCAAGGGTGACTTAATGACAACTGTATTTAAGTAGTCTCCTGTTTCCAAGTCACAGATACCGGATAAAATACGAATCTTGTCTGAATATTCACATGTAGTTCCAAAGAAGCGAACATCTCCAGCTGCATCGCGATACACTCGCACATCTTCAATCCCGACGATATGATGCGGTCGTCTAGGTAGTTTGACTGACGCATCGTTCATGATGACTGTCGTTCCATCTTCGTTATAGACTACATTTTCAGTACGAACCTTGTGATTTGGAGAGTAACTTCCTTCTTTCATATCGTAGCCTCCAGTATTGGTAATCGAATAGTTGACAAATCGCACAATATGTTTACCTTCAAATGAACACACAGAACTTGGGTGAAAATCACGTCCCACTAAATCGCGTTGGATTGGATGATTCACAAAGATATCTCCGATTGGTTCTACATAGAAGATCATATTGGATAAAACACCATCCAAGTTCTCAGATTTACTTAGAAGATACTCCATGCTTTTACGAAGACCCTCATGTTTACGCTTCAAATAATACAAGCAGATCGTTTCCTCATAATGAAAGAGGTCAGTATAGACAGGGGTTTCGATGAAGAGTGAATCAGTTGTTAAAGGGATCTTTTTACCTATGAGAATGTAGTGATAGGCTTTGTAATGATCGCCTTTCTCTCGAAAATACTTTGCTAGTTTGTAGAGTGATTCAGCTCGTCCTGGTCGTAATGCATAGGCTTTGAGCATGTATTTTTCGAAACGAATCGGGTCACCTAGTTTGAGATACGTCTGACCTATTATAAAGAGTGAATACCATTGTTCTTCAATCCAAGACCCTGCTGCGATTCTTCGTTTATACATAGCGATTGCTTCTTGATCCCGTCCTAAGCAATGATAGGATTGTGCAAGGTAAAATATATACCGAACGTTTTCAGGTTCTTGAACCAACCCTGCTTCTAAGAGCTTTACATCTCGTTCAAACTTATCCGACTTACATCCACCATCGTTTTTGTCGTTAATCCAGCAAACTGATCTAGGGATAGGCTTAGTAGGACCGTCCCAATATTCATGTGTGACACCTTTACAGACCCAAGAGTGATCCATGCGAATCAAACGACAGTTCGGATAGTCAATCGCTCCATTATTTTGAATGATCGTATATCCAACTTCACCGAGTGGTTGCTGTTTCAGGGTTCCGGCTTCAAAGACCATATCTGCATCCAACAAAAGTCCGTACGTTGTCGCCAAGTCCCATTTCAGTCCATACTGCACATAGTCTTGTGCTGCTTTGAAACTGAGACTGCGATTATGACCAAAGTCTTTCCACTCTGAACCTGTGACACATCCTTTGCGTGTCTTGATAAACTCATTTGCGAGTTCGACTGTGTTATCTTTTGAACCTGTGTCATGAACACAGAATGCGTCGACCACCGATTCAACAGCTTCTAAGCATCGTTGGATGATTTTAGACTCATTGCGGACCATGAGAATCAAGACAAACTTCATCGTGCGTCTCGTTTACCAGAACTCGCGTCCTTCGTTTAAACAAAAATGTCCACAGAGTTTGTGAAACAGACTATGCGCGAGAACCTTACCCGTGTGTTGGTTCCTCATGTAGCCGATGGTCTTTGGAGCATCTACGAGAACGCAAAGACCGCGTGCGAGCGTAACAAGCAACCTGAAAAGACACTTCAAACCTTTCAGAACTTATTAACCAGCGTTCCCAAATGGAGCTCAGAGACACTCAAAAAGGAAGTTGAGCGTATTATCACAGCCTCCAAGTGCGATTACATTGAAGATTTGTTGTTGGGTGTGTTTGTGAGCTACATTCGTGCGTTTGCAAGTCTACAGCAGAATGAAGCCACTCATGTGAATATTGACTTTGAACGTCCTTCGTTAGAATCCTTCGTTCAAACCTTTTACACAGCCGCAGCTCGCAAGTGTTGGTCTCAAGCCTATTTGTTCAACACTATTCAAGTTGCTTCCACACAACAAGCACGCAATCGTCGGGACATTGAAGCCATGTTAGATTCAACCGTTGGAGAAGTCGTCGATGGATTCATTCCATGGCGTGAAATCAGTAAAGCCTATTTCCAGAAGAAAGAAGCACCTACCGCTGCACCACCGGTCACCTTTGCCCCACCTGAAGTGCATGAGTTTGAAACAGACGATGAAGATGAAGAGTCCGATGAAGAACGTCCTAAGTTGACTTTGGGTGAAGACATTGCCTTATCTGATGAAGAGGATGTGGATACAGAAGATGAACTTGAAAAGAAGGCCACAGAGACAGTTGCGTTGAATTTGTAAGACTCTTCACATGGACACAAAACAAAGATGACAGACCTCTATCTGTTCGGAATCGTTGCAGGAGTTGTTGCAGTTGTTGCGTTTATCTTATATGTGTGGGACAAGACATCGAAAGGACAGCCTATTGAGTGGTTAGATGCAGGAAAACTCGCCCTAGGTTCAGGAGGTGTGGCAGGAGGGGTTGCCTATGCGTTCGGTACAGAAGTCGGCGCCGAAGCCGTAGTTGAAACCGCTACAACTGTCGCACAAGAGATGTTTGTAGGTAAAGCCGAGTTTTAACCGAAGATTCTAAACTTAACATCCCTAATGTGATTGACCGTTACATAAAAGATGTAGACCCATGCGAGCAATACATACGCAGTGGTCCATGTCCGAACTCCCGTTGTCTTAGGAGTCATTTCACCTAAATCACTGGTCGTTAATGAACTGACAGCGTAAAAGAAGTAATCTGGTAATGTAGTTGCTCCTTCAATTTGTCCGTGAAACATGAGCATCGTCAATACTGCAAATGCAAAGTTGAGAAACACAACAAAGAACAATAGAGACAAAAATGTCTTCATTGCTTTTTATTCAACTTTATCTTTCGGTAACATCATCAATCCTACCAACGCTATAAAGAAGACAAAGGTATGAAGAATCATTCCAATGGCAGTCGGGCAACCTCCAACTGCAACGCCTGGGAACACACTGTTCACCGCTCGAAAAGTGACAGGATTCGCAACTAGGAAAAACAGAAGTGCTGAATACAAGGAATACTTGACCTTAAGACCGAATGACAGAGCCATTTACTACTTTGTGGGTAATTTTCCGCGACCCGAACACTCAGTTCACAGACCTCGATAAATATGTCTATCAAGTGGTAGACGATAAGGATATCCTCGCATACCAAACGATGTTAGCTACGACTCAAAAAGGAGAAGCAGAACCTTTCCTATCCATTGTGCCGTTCATTCAACCGTTCGTTCGAACGGACAAGGGGATGTATTACATACGACGCTACAGCTTATGGCTCAATAAAGAGACATGAACTTCCAACTGGAATAGTAGGGACGACATAGGTCGTCAGTTTTCCAATTTCACGACGGGGTGTTGCAGAATCTTTGCAGTATCGTGCAATGGCTTTATACAGGTCAAATCCATGGTATCGGTCATGTCGTTCCGGTGGATGATTTCTGAACAATACGGATGAACCGTCCGATTGCATCATCCATTGCTTGAACACTGTATGAAGTGGGTGAGTGTAAGGATGATTGGGTCCTTCTGGAAACATATCCCAGAACATGGAAGTCGCAAATCGACCTAAATCAAAGCTTGGATTGAGAGGAATGCGGTCTTGTGTGTGAATGAAAAAGGGTTCAACATTGTATTGTCCTGCGGCTTCATCGTTGGGTTGAAACTGACTGGACATGAAAGTTCGTGGTTCTTTCATTCCTATCAATCGAAGTTGGAAGGCTGCACGATCAAAGTCAATGAGCTTCATGATGAATCCGTAGGTAGGAAGACGATAGCAGGTTGTATTGTGTTTGTAATACAAGAACTCCTTGTCGGTGGGAACATACATTACATTGTTTCCGTGGAGGTCATTGTGTGTGAATCCAAAGTTTCGCTGGGCAAACGCAAGTGCAAAGACAATCTGTGAAACCCATGCAGTATGCTTCTCGGGTTCAGGAAATCGCTCAACCAACTCATAGAAGGTGCCTGTGCATTTTTCCATAACGGTTGTAATCACCGGTACATCCTTGAAACTAGCCCATGCAAAAGGTTCATCGTCTCCTTCATCATCTAATCCTTCTTCATCATCGTCTTCAGAACAATCACAGGACATAATCTCAAACTCATCATCATCCTCTTCTTCATCATCCTCTTCTTCATAGGAAGAATCCTCTGCGGTTTCACTATTCGAGACTGAACGTGTAGAAGGTGTTTGAACATGGTCTGTCTCCAAATCTTGAATACCTACAATTTCGATTTCTTCTCCCAACTGAACCCCTGCGCGTTGAGACCGAGTGTGTGTAAACTCTGCAGTGGGTTCATGTGTACGAAGCTTCAATTCAAAGGTCTTTCCGAGATTCTCTGCAAACCATCGTCGTTCGGATAAGTCTTCATAATCATCTGAAATATCAATGGTATGTTTACCTGCAAGACCTACATACACACCATACACTTTCGGGAAATGGACACATTCCGATTCAGATAATGCAATGGATGCAAGTGCTCCGACATATCCAGCCGTGTGTGGGCTTTGAAGTTTCTCGTGCATTGCGTCTGCGACCTCCTTGGGTTTCGGCATTCCAAAGCTTCCATAATCCCCTCGCATCCATTTGAAAGGACTTAAAATCATTGTGGTCTTTCGATGGACTTCTACTGGCTTTCCCTTGACTTGAATGTGGGTCTCGTCCACGACTTTCTGAATCTCATCAATGAGTCGGACTCCATAGTCGGACAAGTTTGAAAGAGCATTCGTCTTGAACAATGTTTCCAACGATGGAAAGAAAGGTTGAAGTTGTTTCAAGTCCCAAAGAGACCCATCCAGTTTCGGATACTTGTGAAGCCGCATCAGAGTCGCATTGGTTCGAAGGTCTTTGCCCATTGTTCCCCCCTCGGAGAATCAAAACGAAATTGAAACGACACAGGAGTAGGACTTCAATGTTGCTCTTAACCCTTTACCTTATCTGTATCACTGTGAAAACCCTTGTTGTCTGGGACCGCATGACAGCTGAAGAACGATCTCGTCTCCCATGTCCCGCATAAAATGGTGATACCAAAACAAGATGAACTTTCAACTCCGAAAGTTTAATATGGAAATGATTACAGACCGATGCGACATCGATAGTCGCAAAAGTCCAATGATGGTGGTCATTGGCAAGAAGGACACAGGGAAGTCTTTTTTGGTTCGTGATATCTTACACACGACTCAACGTCACTTTCCAGTGGGAACCGTCATTTCAGCCACGGAAGTCGCCAACGAGTTCTTTCAACATATGGTTCCGTCCAAGTTCATTCATGATAAGTATCGTCCCGAGATTGTGATGAATGTGATTAAGCGTCAAATGAACATCAAGCAGAAGCGTAACGAAGATAAGAAGACTCGTGGTGGGTCTTCCTCTGTGGACCCGCGTGCGTTCTTGATTTTAGACGATTGTTTGTATGATGCAAAGTCCTGGATTAACGAAGAGTCGACTCGTTATGTGTTTATGAACGGTCGTCACATTGATTTAATGACCATCATCACTATGCAGTATCCTCTTGGTATTACGCCTAACTTGCGAACCAATGTAGACTTTGTCTTCATTTTGCGTGAGAATATCCTGGGGAATCGTAGAAGAATCTACGAGAATTACGCAGGCATGTTTCCGACCTTTGAGATGTTTTGTTCGTTCATGGACCAATGCACAGAGAACTTTGAATGTCTTGTTATCTGCAACAATGTATCGTCCAACAAGTTGGAAGACCAAGTGTTTTGGTATAAAGCCTCCGATCATCCACCGTTCAAGTTATGTGACCAATCGTTGTGGGTCGACAATCGCCCCTTTCAATCTGCCATGCTTGCGTTGGACGAGTACAATCCAATGAATCTGCGAAAGAAGAACGAAGGACCTAGTGTGTGGGTCAAGAAGACTGATGGACGTTAATACTTGAAGAGGGGTTTGCGTATACCGCGACGTGTATTTCTGCGTTTGACACCACGCTTCTTGGTCTTGCGTCCACCTGTGGTAGCAATGGGTGAGGAAGGAGGTGCAGCAGTTTCAGCTATCACTGCAGCCTCTTTAGAAGTCTTCTCTAGCTCTGCAGCTATAGCAGCAGCTTTAGCTTTATCGTCTGCGGCTTTGGCTGCTGCAGCCTGCTCGTTTCTGATTTTCTCCACCTTGTCAAGTAACGCTTGTGTAGGTTGTGCGACTGACCCAAACTTCCCACCTGGTTTAAGATTCTTCTTAAGGTCGTCTCTTAAAGCAGTCAATGTCGCTTTATCTGCAGCATTGAGATTGAGACTATTAATATCAAGTTTTACATCATATAAATACACGAGTGCTCCAACTGAAATCGCTGTAATACCAGCATTTGTTAGACATACACCTGCTACGGCACCGACTGCAGTTTTAGCTGCAGCAAAAAGTGAACCTGCAAGTGTAGGATTTGCACCTGCAATCAGAGCTACAGGGAATGCCTTAAGGACATTGTCTGGTGTAAATGTAGCTGTTATGATTTCCACCCATAACTTCTTCAAGGCTGCCTTTACAGCAGCTAAGTCACCTCCACGCATCTTCTTTCGTCTACCGCCCATTGTGGTATCCATCTCACCATCAATATTACAATCTTGAAGCTGGTCGATGAGGTCAAAAATACCCCCTTGAACCTCTAACGCATCAACAACAGGCTTGTATTTATTAGTCACATTCTTCAGGATAACTGCTTTACCTTTATCATCCGCCTTGTTATAGGCGTCTCGTGTCCTGTCGGATGCATACTGTAGATAACTATCATCTTGTGGAGCAGGAGTGAATAAACTCACTGCGTCTGGTGGCGGACTAAATAATGAACCCTTGAGACTTCCAAGTTTCGATTCACGGTTTTTTAGCGAACCTCTATTTTTTCCTGACATACTTATATTTCTTGTAGATTTTACTCTCGGAGTGCACCTTCGGAGGGGTGAACGGGCTTGGACGCATCCTCCAACTGCTTGGCGTTCTCTCGCTTTCGTCGCTCGTTCTCCTCCTTCTGTGCCTTAATCTTGGCTTCACGCTCGTCTGCAAAGAAGATTTCCTTGTTCGCCTCATTCTCCTTGTAGCGTCTCATCAACTCGTTCAACTCCTTCTCAGCATATTGAACCTCAGGCATCAAGTGTTCACTAGGATCCCATGGAAGCCATGTGCCGACCTTGCCGATATACAAGTTGTCCTTAGGATATTTGCGTTGTAAGACCTTGGCCATGACTTGTGCCTCCTCGACGGTTGGAAAGCTGCGACGAACCTTAACTCCACGCACATTGGTTCTGAACTCAACTGAGTTATCAAACTTCTCCTGAAGCTCCTTCTCGTGCTTCAAGAGAAACACCTGCCACTGCTCAGGGACATCGGTCTGACGAATCTCCTCGTCACGAACCTTACCAAACTCCTCTGCGTCTTTCAAGAGGTCGTCAATCTTGAGACTATACTTCTTGGACAAGAACACCATCAAGTGCTCTAATCCCTTGACCTTCCAGTCGTAGTCCATAAACTTGATGAACTCTTCAAACATGTATTCCTGCTTTTGTTTGATGACCTTCTCGGGGCTGAGAAAGGACACAATGCAATACTTCTGTGTTGGAATCTCTGGGTCTTCATCGAGGTAATCCACTCTTGAACCATCGTCTTCGTGTGTAGGAAGTGTTTCACGTCTGGACATGTTTATGTAAACAGGGCGGCTCCTTTGTAAGTTGTTTCTACGCAGAAGACAATGGGTTACGGGTATTCCGAAACATTTCTAGTTGTGTTCCTGACACATCCCTGCGTCATCATTCCGGACATTGCAAATTTGTTAAAGATGGCTCCACAACTCCCTCCCGAACTCGCATCGCTCGCCAATGTCCCTCCTCAACTGAATGCGTTGTGGCAAGTCTTTTGGTTCTGGGTTCTCAGTCTACCCGGCGAGAAAAGCCCTGGATTTGGCTGGACCATGTATGCGATCTATCTCATTTTCTTGATGGTCTATGCGTATTATTTCGTGAGTCTGCGATTCAGTAAGGGAGCATAAACTTTCGGGGTTACAGACAATGTATGAAGGGTGGACTCGCCTTTTGATTGTCTTCTTAACACATCCAGGTGTATTAGTTCCGATTCCGTCCATCGGAATGATGGCATGGATTCGCGGACTCTGGCAAGCAAGCTGGGTGATGGTGATGCATAGTTTTTCAGAGGGCGACAAGAGCTTCTTGGCATCCATGGTCTATTGGATTGTTTTATTTGTCATGGCGTATATCCAAGTGGCTGTCGAACTTGCCAAGAGTTAAAAAACTTTCCATTCTAACTAACAAACATGGAGTCAAAGCCTAAGCCAACACCCTCTGGAATCGATATGAGTGATTTGATTATGCGACTTGTAAAGTACCTTTTGGAAGGTCTTGCCGTCGCCGTTGCAGCTTACGTTATCCCCGGCAAGACCATGCGATTTAGCGAGGTCTCCATGATTGCATTGACTGCCACAGCCACCTTTGCAATCCTCGACATCTATGCCCCCTCCGTCGGATCCTCTGCCCGCCAAGGTGCAGGCTTCGGTATCGGTGCAGGACTTGTCGGCTTCCCCGCTTAAGAAGGTTGAAGCAATCGTGTCATCGTCGACACAATCGCCACACTCATTACTGAAGCATAGTTATGTTGCGTCACCGTCATTACTTGTAATATCACCGAACATACTGGACTAGCCGTCGTCACCAACGAGCGAGCGACTTCTTCCCACGTATGCGGCACACACATCCAATCATACATCTTTGCACTTGCGTAGTGAACTCCATAGTTCAACCCAAGTGATAGAGCTGAAGCCTTCAAGACTACTAACGCCATTTTCACTTATCCACGATTAAAGTGTTAATGGGATACCTTGTACGATTTCAAGGTAAATGGTATGAACTTCACCCGAAGCCTTTTGAACCCGAACGAATGACTACCGATATTGCATGGATTCAGATACGCGAAGGAGTGACGCCCGTCGAAGCCTACCGTCGATGGTTTGAACGGCAACGCAAACTTTCTCGCCTTCTTCAACAATGAACACCGTTCTACTAGTCTTAGTCTTTGTCGCACTAGGCATTCTCGTCTATAAGTTTTGGAAGCCAATGGTTCAGCCTCCAAAGCGTGAAGTCAAACCCAATGAAAGCAACTTATATTTCTTCTACACCAACTGGTGTGGATTCTCACAAAAAGCCATGCCTGAATGGGCAAAGCTTGAAGGAAAACTCGCAACTCAATCGTATTTCGGCAAGACACATGTGAACGCTATTCAAGTGGATTGTGAGAAGGATCGAGCCATGTGCACTTTGTATGGTATTGATGGATATCCATCTGTCTTACTTGAAACCAAGACAGGTATTGTAGACTTTGATAAGAAGGTGACTTACTCGAACTTACTCGGATTTCTTCGTGACTCTCTGGGTCAAGAACGCGCGAGTTTGTGAATATCCTTCATCCAATAATCGTTTGCGATCACCGGGTGTAACTTCTTGAATCACATGAACCTTGTCTTCTTTGAACCACAATGCGTATTTGGATTTCGGAGGACGACGCCGACCTGCATAGAGTTGTTTCGCAAACTCTGCTAGATTTCCATCCAAATCGGATGGATACAAGGACTTGGGAGAATACGACACAATAAACGATAAGCAGTCGTTCGGTAGGTAATCGTCTAGGTAATACATGTAGAGTCCTCCATCGACATACACATGGTCATAAATCACTTGGGGTTGAAAGAAGCCAGGTATACAACATGAGGCTCGTAATGCAGCTAAGATAGGCACTTGACCCGAGAAAAACACAGGTTTACGACGAGTTAAATCCGATGCGCCAATGAAAAGCTTTTGAGGTGCGTCTGCAATCACCTTCCCGCGTAAATCCACTCCTTGCTTTAAGAATGCATTCACAATCGACTCTTCGACATGGTCCATCTGGAACAAGCCGCAGCGTTGAACTAGATTAAAGACACAGTCAAGTGTGACCTCTTTGATAATCGATTCCAAGTTCATTGAATCTTCGATCATTTGTTCCAGTTGTGGAAGCTTCAAGTTGAAAGCCAAAGCAGTTGCAATGACAGCTCCAATGGAATAGCCGTAGATTCCATTCGGAAAGGTCAATGACTCTTGAACTTCGGACAGAGCTTTCAAACCTCCTACATGAAGGGTGCCTCGCATACCCCCTCCTCCGAATGCGATGGATGTGAACATTTGTATCTCTTTGTAGTAAGCATGTTGAAAGCTCGTGATGTTTGGGACGAACAGGAAGCACGCAAAGAACAACGAATGTCTGCAATGCGTCCAGTGTTAGCCCAGTTGTATGGGAGAATCCGCAAACAAGCCATTCATTCACCCAATGCACCGTATGTGGTCTTTGAAATCCCTGCGTATGTGTTTGGATATCCTTTGTTTCAATTGACCGAAGCACGAGAGTATTTGGTCGCGACTCTTCAAACTTCAGGCTATTTGGTCTGGGTTGTCGATGAAAAGTATCTCTTCATTTCGTGGATGAAAACAGCAGGTCGTTCAGCAAACTATCGTCCACCACTTGTCACCAACTATCGCCCGCAAGTGTATGATCCATCTACACTGACTACAATGCGATAATATTAATGACTTGGCGTCAAGATGACACAACACCGGCACCGTATTTGGTCATTACTGGAATGACCTATTTAATGCCTGCATGGTTAGCGTGGAAGTCGGGGTTTTATTACTCATTGGCAACCTGCTTGTTTTTGTGTGGAACTACGATGACATTCCATTGGTTTCGAACTCAGTGGATTTTCAGTTTAGACCAACTTGCAATCTGGAACTACACATTCTGTTCATTGTTTAATGCCTATCAAGGAGGTCCATCTGCATTGGGTATGTGGACTTTTTCCGTAGGCTATTCACTCTACTCCTATTTTGTCGGACGATACCTTTCGATTCTATGTTGGGACCCAAACTGGACTACTCAAATGTTCTTTCACGGACTCATCCATATGGTAACTGCCTATGGTGCCTGGTATTGCTTCACGAAACGCAATGAACTTTTACTATAAAAAATGGATAGTTCTATTGTTGTATCGAAGTCTCTATGGAGTGTAGTCATGATGCCATAGAGATTGACGAAGGAGAACGAGTGTGCACGTGTTGTGGTGTGATTCTAGGAAGTTACATTGATGAAGGTGCAGAATGGAGGATGTATGGAACGGGAGAAGAAGACCCGTCGCGTACGGGCACGATTACTTCGGAACTACTTCCGAACTCGTCGTATGGGTCTATGATGATGCGTAAACGATTTCCCAATCAATCCGAAGATGTGAAGACCATTACAAAACTCTCTGCGTGGGCATTCTCATCACACGGAGAGCGTTCATGGATGGGTATCTTTGATGCGATTCAATCCACTGCGCTTCGAGCTGGACTCACTAAAGCAATCATTCTAGATGCCTGTGGACTCTACAAGAACATTGAAGATTCACAAAAAACACGAGGCGAAACTCGTAGAGCTCTCATGGCAGGTGCAGTCTTTACAGCCTGTCGTGAGAACAACGCAACTCGAAGTCACGAAGAAGTAGCCGATATGTTCAAAGTGAGTATTCGTGCACTCTGCAAAGCCCTGGCAAAGTTTGATAATGGGTCTGCGTCCGTCTTGAATACTCAACTCGGTATTGCAGAGCGTATCTGTGTGGATTTAGACTTATCCGACAAAGACCGCGATACGATTGTGTTGAAACTCCAACAACTACCTGAACTCGAACATACTCCAAAGACCGTGGTTGCAGGCGTTGTGTGCGTTGTCTTGGGTGGACAACTTCAACGTGTCTCTGAAATCTCCGGTGTGTCTACGATGTCGATTCGTAAGATTGTGGAGAAGTTTAAGGCGATGGGAAATATGTGATAGACCATGCATAGGTTACAGTACCTGCTGCAACCACTGTGTTACTAACAATAATGTTTGAGGTAGTGTATTGGAATACAGGAGGACTTGCTCCCACTACGTCACTACATAACACTCCGATTGTTGGACCCGTTAGTTCAGCAACATAAATCATTCGTGAGTTATAAGAACTTGAAGTATCAAATACACTTAATGCAATAATTCCTCTACGAAGTGTTCCAATAACACTCGATCCACTATAGGGTATGACGATGGTAGAAGAGTCTGAGTTAAATCCCTTGAAACTACGCGTGATTCCATTGCTAAAATCTAGGATGTTGGTAGAGGTATCTGCAGCTCGAAAGTTTCCATTGACATCTAATGTTCGTGTTCCTGGATTAATGTTAATACCTACAGTCCCTGCAAACTTACTATTTCCTGATACGTCCAAAGTATTGAATGCGTAACTCGGTGTTTGTATTCCACCTAATCCAACCCAGTTTTTGCTTATATCTGCTGCAATAGGTACTTGGTTACTATACCCAATACGGATTTGATTTGAACTTGAAGATAAATCAATAAAATGTCCAATAAGAATGTTACTTGTTCCAACACTACCTGTATCCGTTCCGATAAAAATGTTCCTAGAACCGTTACCTCCTGAGTTAGCTCCAATCGAGATCACATTGGCTGAGTTTGACCCACTTGAACCTGCATACCATCCAATATAAATCGAGTTGGAATCGTTTGAAATATTACTCGCAGCACCGTATCCGAGCGCAGTCACATTGAAGACATTACGTGTGATATTGTAAGCGTTGCCTGCGTTTGATCCCACATATACATTGCTATTTGAGTCTCCTACTGCGGCGGCGAACACGGACACCGTATTACCCGAGTAGTTATCGATATTCGACACTTCCAACTTTGCTACAAAGTTTGACGACGTAGTGTCATATGTATACACAGGGTGAAACACGTTCGACAAGTAGTTCTGGATTCCGGTGGTATTCATTGTATATCATTTAGGTCTTTTCTGTGTATACTATACAACGCAAGATGTCCTTCACACTCTTCCCCATTCAACCTTCCGAGCAGCACCTCTACGACATGTATAAGAAATCGGTCGCATCTTTTTGGACACCCGAGGAAATTTCATTTGTAAAGGACGGCGAGGATTGGGCGAAACTAACTGATAACGAAATACATTTTATTACACATGTATTGGCCTTCTTTGCGGGTTCCGATGGCATTGTCATGGAAAACCTTGTGACTCGATTCCAAGGTGAAGTCAACAGCCAAGTGGTCAAGCTCTTTTACAGCTTCCAAAATGCGATGGAAGGGATTCATTCAGAGACTTACTCTTTGTTGATTGATACCTATGTGAAGAACGAGGAAGAGAAGGCAAAGCTCTTCAATGCGATTCAGACCATTCCCTGTATCAAGGAGAAGGCAGACTGGGCACTGGAATGGATGAATGCAGAGAGGAGCTTTGGAACTCGATTGGTTGCGTTTGCCTGTGTAGAAGGTATCTTCTTCTCCGGTGCGTTTTGTGCGATTTTTTGGTTGAAGAAACGTGGTCTTCTCCCTGGATTGACGTTCAGCAATGAGTTGATTTCACGTGATGAAGGACTTCATACTCAGTTTGCAGTGGCTCTCTTTCACACACTGCCCAACAAACCTAACCCTGAAGAGATTCAGGCGATTATTATGGGAGCTGTGATTCTCGAGAAGGAGTTCATTTGCAAGTCTCTTCCCTGTGCATTGATTGGAATGAATGCAACCATGATGAGTCAATACATTGAGTTTGTTGCAGACCGACTTGCAGTGCAGTTGGGATTGAATAAAATCTACAAGACTGCAAATCCATTCGATTTCATGGAGCTCATTAGCTTGGAAGGTAAGGCAAACTTCTTTGAGAAGAAGGTGTCTGAATACTCACGACCCATGGACAACGGAGACGCTATTCGATTGACTGACGAAGATTTCTAAGGTAGAAGGTAATGAGCTATAACGAAGACGATATAAATGCAGTTAGAACGAAAATATTACCAAAACTTGAGAAGGCGAAGATGGAGTTAGTTCTTAAGGTTGAAGCTGCGATTAATGATATAATAACTAAAACGCAAGACAGTTCTCTTAATGCAGACGCACTAGATTTGAAATCGAAGTTTGAAGAACTGTCATCTAAGATCGTCTATGAGAATCCAAGCGGAGGTCGATTGATGACACGCAAGTATTGTAAGAAAACACCCTGTAAGAAGATGGGCTTCACACAGAGAGCTTCATGTCGTCCTTGGAAAAACTGTTACAGAAAGAGTAAGAAATGAAGTATAACAAACTCTTTGCCATTGTGTTTGTAGTCATTGTGTTTGTGTTGTTTTTAAGAAATCGACCTGTGCGCGAAAACCTATGTCCAGCACGACCACCGGATTCTCAAAGTCAAGCAGACTGTGCGAGAACAGGAGGTACATTTACTAATGGAGTATGTACCTGCTCAGGTTAACCGAGTGAAGCTTCACAGTTTCCACTAGGGTGAAGGCATCCAGGGGTAGTTGTGCCTGGGCATTGTTCAGTAGGTGTAGAACCCTTTGGACACTTAATGTCAGCGACGCTGAACTTCTCTTTTGGGGTAAATGTCTGAAGAAGCATTGCAATAATCATGAAGATGACGATGAGGATGAGTGCATAGACCATATACTTACCGAGAAATCCTGCAAATGTCTTTGAGTTTGCGGCTGCGAAGACCGCAGTGCCCGCCCATAATCCTTCCATGAATCCTCCTCCTTTCTTGCTTGGCATTTATCTGAACGCACGAAAAGAGTCTATTTGGCGTTTAAAGAGTCCACACTTCCTCTGGTGAAGGAATAAATGGAATTTGAACAAGCCGCAATCGCACTGCTCGCATCTATGGTGTTAGTTCTCGCCGGTATGGTAGGATGGCTCTACTGGCAACAAACACGCATGTTCCAGAACATGAATAGTATCGTCATGGTGGTCGGCGAACTTGCTTCACGACCTACCTTTGTAGCCCCCGAGGCTGTTACTGATGAAGAGGTTCAACCTACAACCGAAGAGACTGTAGTTGCACCTGTGTCTGAGGAGGATGACCGAGTCTCTGTGGACGACGCGGAAGCCGCGGAAGCTGCGATTGTCGAGGGACCCGACACCGACGACTTGGACGGCAAGACCAAGAAGGAACTCCAAGAGATTCTCACCAAACGCGGTATTCCCTTCAGCAAGGGTGATACTAAACCCGCATTGATTTCTCTTTTGAAGGCAACAGCTTAAATCTTGGTTGTAAACAATGGAACAATTTGAAAAGGACTTGAGAGCCTATGTAATAGAGTATCATTGGTGTCTTGACGACTGTAAACAAAGAATACAAGACTTCTTAAAAACACAGCCACCACAAACTATGACTGTCTATAGAGGTCAGAAGAACTCACAAACCATTAAGACTGATGGATATCGTTGGTTTTCAACATCGTTAAGGAAAGACCTTGCTAAAGAACGATTTGCGAATGAAGAAAAACCCTGTTGCTTATTTACGATTCATTTAGTCAATGTTCCTACCATTGATGTGAACAAGTTCATACGCCATCGATTAGATGATGAACAAGAGCACATTGTGTTGGGAGGTGGAACATTTTATCAAGACGCAGAGTGTAAAACCCCAGGATTCAAAACTATTGGTGAGGGTGAGTTTGAAACTTGGTATACACTGACTCCCAAAGGAGCTAGACGAACTAGACGCAAGAAGCTTAGGAAAACCAGACGTAAGCATAAACAATGAAGATAGTTTCCTTTGATGTCGGACTTCGAAACCTTGCATATTGCGTATTGGAAGGAACCAGTCGCACTGATGTAAAGATTGTGGATTGGAATATTATTGATGTATTGGGTGAAGCCGCAGGGGTAGGAGGAGCACGATGCCATCGATGCACTACCGCAGCTCGCTATGAACATGCTTCGAATGGAACCTTTGCATGTGGAAAGCATGTTCCGAAGAAGAGAGGTAAAATCATTAAATCTGAAATCAACAAGTTAACTCCAAATCAACTCCACGAAGAACTCGCCAAGGAAGGACTGACGACCGACGCGACTAAAAAGGTAGACCTTGTCAAACTCTTGTACAACCATCGCAAGCAGAACACATGGAAGAAGTGTGTCTCGTCTGCGTTGTCGGGTTCAGTCTTAGACCAAGCACCTGCATTGATTGCATGTTTGGATAAACGAGCGTCGTCGTGGAAAGACTCAGACTTGGTCGCAGTCGAGAATCAACCTGAGCGACGAATGTATGCAGTTCAAGCCATGATTCAGATGTATTTCTCAATGAAAGGTATCAAGAGTGAAGGTGTTTCAGCCACACACAAGTTGTCCAATATCGTGACCGTAGAGGATTCAGTAGGAACCTACAAGGGTCGTAAAAAGACAGGCATTGTCCACGCAAAGGAGTTAGTTCCACAAGAGAATCAAGAACACTTTGCAAAACATCCCAAGAAGGACGACCTTGCAGATTGCTTCCTTCAAGGCTTGTGGGTCATGGAGCATATGCGTTCAGACTTTCAGAACGACAACCAAACAACTTAATAAGAATGGATACAGACTTACTCGTGAATCCAAAGATGGGAGGCATGGCGGATTTGGAAACTATTGATATACCAACGATTAGCTTTGATGAACTACCCGCACCCGAGGCACCTGCGCCGAGACTGGTTGCGAGCTTGGAAGAGACTGGACCCATCAAGTTGGATGGACTGGACAACTTCAACGCAGAACCCTACGCACCCGTAGCACCCAAGCGAATGTCCGAGGAAGCCATTCAGCGTGAGAAATACGAGATTCTGCGAAAGTTTGAGCGTCTCTCCAAGTTGGGGGTGCCAATGCGCAAGCGATTCACCATCGACAGTCCCTTAGAGGAAATGAAGATGGAGCTTGATTTCATTAAGCGTGAGAAGTCGATGGATGCAACCATCAAGCAGTTCTCTGAATGGTTTGTCACTGGAATGTCTGCGTTGGAATACGGCAGCAAGCATGTAGCGTTCCTTAAAGCATTCGGACTTCAAATGGACGGTCTCTCTGAAGCCGCACAGATGAATGTAGTGGATTTGGAAGATGACTTTGAAGAGCTCTACGATATGTATGGTGAAAACATGAAGATGCACCCTATGGTGCGTATTCCTATGCGAACCTGTATGATGATTTACATGGTCCACTTGACCAACCAAATGACTCGCAAAGCACCTATCCCTAACATTGATGAGATTATGCGACAGAACCCTGACATTGCACGTCAGTTAGCGTCTGCAGCCATGCAGAATCAATCACAGACTATGAGAGGTTCAGCACAGATTCCAATGCCTACACAGCAACAGGCACCCAGTAATCCATTGAGTGGACTCATGAGTTTCATGCAAGGTGCTACCGTTCAAGCACCACAACCTCCAGTCTTGAATGTGATTCCACGACAACCTTCGGAATCCAAACCCATTCAGATTGGAGTTCCTAAGAAGAAGGTCACCCCACCTCCCTCTGTGAACACAGTTCAAATGAAACCACCTGTCAACATTGAAGACTTATTGAAGGATATCAAACAGACTGTAGTTCCTCCTGCAGGTAATGGACCTCCACCGCCTGAAAAGGTGAAGAAGGGTTCTGGAAAGGCAGGGTCGACCGGCAAGAACTCGGTTGTCATCAAGCTTTAGTAAACATTGGAGGGATTGAAGGGTCATAGGCCGGTTGATCGACTTTCTTTTCTTCTTTTTCTAACTTATTCTTGTTCTCCATACCTTCACGGTCCTTATAGGAGACACCTTGGGCAATCGTGATAAACCCCGCTGTCAGTATTAAGGAAGTAATGATATCCTTCGTGCCCACAAAACACACTGCAAAAATGGCAATACGCCGCAACACAATGTTCCGCTTGTATTCTTCGGGCGTTGTGTTGAACTCGTCAATCAAGTACCGAGACCCAAGGTTCAGTAAAATCAACATAATCCCCAAGAAGAACTTGCTGTTATTCAGAAGGTCAATCATTATTAGATAGGACTAAAATTCTTGTCCTTTCCGGCATAGGACTCGAAGGGTTCAGTCACAGGAGGAACGGGAGGCATGGTGTTCGCCATCTCATTCTTGGCTGCCATTGCACCTGGAGTGGTTCCACCTGGAGGTCCGCCACTGGAAGTAGAGGGTGGAGGAGTAGGTGTTTTTGGAACACAGGAACCCTTGGAGGAGTCCCACATCAATGAACCATCCTTACACTCGGGTGCACGCATCTCAGTTCCCTTAGTGCACATCTTCTTGTCGGTCGCATACATAAACTCATCTGGACACTTGTATTCAGATTCAGTAGGAGGTGTAGACATTCCAGACTCGTCTAAGAACTCGCGAATAGCACCTGAACGAAGGAAGCTAACTAAGAGCAATACTGATACGATTTGGCTGATATACTTCCAAGCATAGACTACGGCGCCGAGTGCGACCATTTTTCCGAGGGTGGAGGAGAAGAACTCCTTCATAGCGTAAGGACATGGGACCAAAGAGATATATGCAATCAAACCAACGATTGCAATCCATTCATTACGACCTGATAGCATCATTTATACAAAACCATCATAATTTTCTACCTGTTTCAAAGTAATGGATTACACCACCTTGGAAGAGGCTTATGGAAGTCCCTTTGGGCAACGACGACCCATTACACAAACAAAACCCGAGGTTAACGAGACGAAGCCTGAGTTTACAAGTATCGAGAAGACTTCAGCTGAGTCGATTCGAAAGAATCAGTCCCTTGTAGACTCACTGCAGAGTTCTCTTCCGTTGGACAAAAACCCTGCCACCGAGAACTTTGTCGTTCGACAAGAAGCCGCTAAACGAATGATGGGTCGCGAACACTTTTCGCAATCTCAACCTGCAGGTGTCTACGAAAGTATGGAACAAGTTGATAAGTTAAACCGTATTCTCCGCTTGATTGAGCAGAACCGTACGGGTTATGAGCGTCCTGCAGTTCAGGACATTGCGTTGTATGTGTTCACAGGTGTATTCTTCTTATTCACGTTGGATACCTTTGTAGAACTTGGTAAGTCTATGCGCGGCTAACACGTGTCTCAAAACTGGAAAACTCGTCAAATCCATTGTCGAGATACTCAATCTCAAACGTGAAGACATTGTCATTGCCCGCACCAAAGGTGATAGGAGCATTGATTGAAGTAGTGGCTGGATTGACTGCAGCGCCTGTCAATGTCACTGTAGCAGGGTGATATCTCAAGGATACATGAAGACGGTCGAGTCGTCCAATAGGAGGTGTGTATCGCACATGATTGGTTTCATCAGACATATCGTTATAGAAAATCGTAAAGGTGTTGTTTGTGGATCCCGATGTGATATTTCGGTTATTAATCTTGGCAAACCAGTTATCCACAAATCCTGCACGGTTGGCACCGGTTGCTGTCTCATCACATTTATTCAAGCCTTCGAGTTCAAGCAATACATAGTTATCTGTGAATCCAGTCGATACAGGGGCTTCAATGTTTGCAGACTTCAATCGGAGTGAAATGACATTCTCATAGACTCGTGGCAAATAAACAACATAATCACCTGGGTCGGAAGTAGATGCACCTCCATTCACTTTGACAAACTTGGTTGGGTCTCGGTCACGAGAATCAATCATCAAGGTTTTCTTCACGGATCGTAATTGACGACCCGGTTGACTCTGTCTTACAATCACTCCATTATGGTCGAACTGCATTGTTATTTGTTCCGAGATGTTTTGGCGAGGTCGCTATCCGCAGTTCGATATGTCTTTCCATGCAACACGAAGGAATGAACTCGTGCCATACCCCACGCTTGAGCCGACGCACCTGGACGATGACCGGTTCTCCACGCAGCCATTCCACGGTCGTAGACGGTTTGTAGAGTCTTCACTGGAACGCCCGTTGCCTTTGAAATCTCGGGCAATGTCTTTACACGTGGATACTTTCGGTGGAATCGTTCGGTATACGAAGACTTACGTGTCTTCACTCCTTGGTCTGACTTGAACGGAACATAGGCTTTAGGGTCTTTCCAACTCATTTTGGTCCTACGAGTGGCTGACCGTTTTCGCTGTAAGTTTTGCTTTCGAGTCAATCCTCGATAATACTTCTCAGGCCAATACATTGTTGATACGCGTTAAAATATGGCTTTGGAATAAATGGGAGATTCCGCGAGTACTGACGAGTCATTGAAGAACATTCACTGGACGGAGATGCTAGAAGAGTATTTCGCGTCGACCGGCGAGAAGTCCCATTGCTTGTCGTGGTGCCACAAGCGAGCTGAACAGATTTTCAGCACACGCAAGACCTGGATTGATTTGCCTGTCATTATCATTAGTGGTGTCACTGGTTTCTTGTCTGCAGGTTCACCTTCGTTGTTTACCGATGCAAAGTTAGCGTCTATTTCATTGGGTGTAGCTTCCTTGTTCGTGTCTGTGTTGAATACTGCAGGATCCTACTATGGTTGGGCCAAGCGAGCGGAAGGACATCGTATTTCTGCAATCCATTACGCGCGATTGTATCGTGCCATTACAGTGGAACTCGCTTTACCTCGTGAAGAGCGTATGCAACCCCACGACTTTTTGAAGTATGTCAAGGACCAATATGACCGACTCCAAGAAATCAGTCCACTCCTTCCAACGGAAGTCATTACCGAGTTCCAACATAAGTTCGCCAACGAAAAAGAGATTTCAAAGCCCGAGGAAGCAAATGGATTGGAGAAGATTGTCGTCTTTCGAGGAGATGAAGTAGCAGGCGAACCTTCGTCTGCACGCACACCTCAGTTCAAGCTTCGCACACCCAAGTTTGGAACACCCAAAGAAGACACAACCATTCACATGAAAAACCCAATGATTGCAGCAGGACTTAAAACCATCATGCCTGCAGCCTTAGCCGCAGGAGTTCCTGCATTACTTCAAACCGTCATTCAGCCTAGGGAGCCACAGGCCCAAGGGGAGGTTGCGCCCGAGGTGGCTGCGCTTGCAGGAATGGCAGCAGTGGCGATGGCTTCGGATGTGTTAACACAGGAGGAGGCAAAGACATCTTCGTAACCGTATAGTTCCTCTTCTTATATAACCCATTGCGTTCTTGGAACTGACGCCTAAACTGCGGGTCGACAATGTCTAGAATGAGTGGATGAATGGTTCGTGCAGACTTCTCCACTCTCAGAATACGTCCTACAATCTGATCGATGTCTGGACGTGGAGTTGCCATCAACAAGGTGTTCAAGGTAGGCACATCAAAGCCTTCCTTGCACATCGCATAGGTTGCAATCAACACTCGTTTCGTAGAACAGAACTCAGCTCGTTTATCGGATTTGACCGTTTGAGAGAGAATCGCAGACTGTGCTTGTATCGGTTCAGGTAATGCAGCTAACAAATCCTTCGTATGTTGAACTCGGTCAGTCAAGACCAAGATTTGCCGTTCCGGTGATTCTTCCAGGATATCTTGGAGAATCTCTGCGAGCCAGTGAGTGCGTCCAACCTCTTCGGTCAACTTGTTAATCATCAAGGTCGTGAACATCACACCCTGTGGGTTATAGATGATTTCATTGAACTTGGGGTCGTCGTTCTTGTATTCGTAGACCTCTACTTGAATGGAGGTATCACTACTATCGGTTGTCTTGCTTTCGTATAAGAGGGGTCCTAGAAACATATGAGCCACAAACATCAATCCATCCTTTCGCGTCGGTGTTGCGGAGAGACCCAACATATACCGACTCGTCACTTTGGGGAGAGCTTGAACGAAGACCTCGGACGCAATGTGGTGACATTCGTCGACAATGATCAACCCGAGTGTTTTGAACGTCGCAATCGGAGTTTCCTTCATGGAAAGTGTTTGAAGCATCGCGATGACTATGTCGAAACCTTCCACTTCACAGACATCTCCTTGAATTCGTCCAATGCGAGCGTGCGGGAGAAAGCTCTTCACGCGGTCTACCCATTGGTCTCTCAAGAACGAGTTGTGAACAATGACGAGAGTCGGGACACGAAGTTGAGAAGCGATATACAGAGCACACACAGTCTTGCCTCCACCAGTATGAAGACTGAGAATCCCATCGTGGGGAGTAGGTTTCAAGAACGCGTTGACCACAGGTTCTTGAACGGGTCGTAGACTTCCTGTAAAGGTCCAGTGATGTGCATCGGTTTCTGCGACATCGCGTGTAGTTTCCGTTGGAGGTCCAAAAGTTTCGATTCCAAAGTGTTTAGGGAGATACAAGGCATCCTCTACTTCTTTGTAGACCTTGTATCGAGGTACTGCATTCTTATTGGCCACAAAGACCGAAGGAATGAACGGTTTCACAGTCAATGTCTTGCGGAGAGGTTCCGCATCGACAGTGGCTTTTAAGACTCTATATCCGTTAAGAGTCAACATGCCTTAGTTGGATTTACTCAGACGTGATTCGTTTTTGTTTGATGTCCGCACGCAAAGCGAATCGGAGTGTGTCCAAAATAATACTTCGGACATGGCAACCGATATTTGCGACTGCATACATGATGTTTGGGTGAATAGCAGTGCTTACTTGAACTTCCTCAAATGGGTCGTGGTCATACGGAAGGCTTGCAAGGATATCACCAAAGAAATCCATTACTTTGGACTCGTCGACTGTAAACTTGCGCGCCATTTGAAGCTCGGGCGTCGTATAGGTCACATCAAACAAGTTTGGATAGGTTGCATTGTGCTGAACGAAAATCTTATCGTCAGACGAGGAAGGCTTACCTGTTCGGGTCAAATGCATTGTGGCTATATAGATCATCTTTGATAGTATTGGGTGTCCATTCTTTAAATCGGACGCTCTGGGTCGTCTGTCTGTTGAGGCTGTTCATGGTCACGCCCGTCATTTCCAGGCATGCCTACATAATCACCATAGTCTCCATTGTCCACTCCACGCGGTCCTTCTTCACCTTGTTCAAAGACATCGCTTGGCTGACCTACACCTGTGTCTTCTTGTGTAATTTGTTCATCTCGATACATTTCTTCACGCAATCGTTCAGCTTCACGTGCAAACTCTTCACGGTCAGAACGGCTAATCACATAGGGAGCTAATCCAATACGCAATAAGTCTTGAAGCACTTCGCGTTCTGCGTCAGAGCGTTGTGCCATGCGTTGAACGAACTTCATACGTTCGGTTGCAACCAATCGATTCACATTGGCTTTCTCTTCCTTGTAGTCCGCTGTCAAGGTATACAACGCCACATCTTTAGTTCGTAACTCTTCTAACTTGGTTCGTTTACCTGCGTCACGCTGAACTTCTGCAAGTGTTTCAGCCAACAATCCACGTGAGACATCTCGTACAATGGCTTGACCTTCTTGAGTATCGACTGTTCGAATCGGTTCATTTATCAAGAACAAGTCTGAAATACGAGACGCAATGGCTAGATTGGTCAAGGGTGTATCGCGAATCGGAATACGAGTTTGATTACCGCGCTCTTTTGCAAGTCGACTACGAATCTCCTCTTTGGGTGTTGGTGTGGGAACTACACGAGTGGAGGCTGAAGGAGGTACTCGTATTGCATTTCGAGCGTTTCGGATTCCTGTTCGCAGTTGAACGACCGATTGAAGTGTTTGTGTAGGTCGTCCTGAAGTCCAAATAGGTCGAGACGAAGGACATTCTACGAAACTTTGAATGACTCCAAGTTCCTTGGGAGGTGCAAAGACTGGAATCAATGTCTTGGGCTGTTCAACTGGAGGAGGATTCTCTGTATAAAAGGCTCGTGCGTTTGCGAGCAACGCAGGCACAGGAGAAGGAAGCTTGTCCAATCCTTTCAAGAGAGGACTCTTCAAGGATAACAAGTTTGTAACCGCTGTCTTGATTTCACCAGGCTTATTCAAGACTCCACGAATGGTTTGCTGTGCAGGTCCCTTGAATGAAGTTGGAAACGACTCAAAGGTCTTGCGAACGACCATCAACAAAGTATCCACAATCGTGTTTTCACCAGGTTTCTCTTCATCGCGTGGATATCCAGACAACTTCAAGGGTTTGGTTCCAAAGGACCGACGAGGAATCAAGGTTGGAACATGCGTTTGAAGTATCAAGGCTGCAGTCGCAATCCCTGTAATGCCTCGGAACTTATTAAGTTGGTCTGCAGTTCCCTTATTGAACTGAACCCCTGCAATGGTGCGTCCAAACTTCAATAATGGCTCCAACTTATCTGCAGTTGGAAGCACTTGAAGGACCGTTAATAAGAGTAACACCATATCATCATGTGCGTTATCATCCAAGAACAGAGGACGCAAAGAGTTCAAGCCAGTTGTAAAACTACGAACCCCTGCACCATGGAATGCCGCTTCATCGAATGCCTCGGTTCGTCGAATCACAAACCCATCTTCGTCAAACTGAACTTGGTCTACAAAGACATCGGTATTGATGTGTTCACCGCACACTTTACACACTCGGAATCCATCGACTTTTGCAGTCCAAGTCTCATAGAACTTTAGACGGTCAGCAGCCAAATCACCGCCCAAGATAGCTAGTGTATGTGCACAGCAGACAAAGAGTTCATCGGTGTCTGAATAGATGTTCTTGGTAAAGGTAGTTGCACGCAAAATCTCATGAATGTCTCTCAACTTATCTTCTGCAAAGCGTCGTGGGTCATTTAAGATTGCGAGCACTTCTGCGCGACGCACTGAATCGGGTCGTTGAGGTGTTTTAGGAGCCAAGTCTTTCTTCTCTTTTATACCTCCAACAGGTCGAATGCCTTCAAGTTCACGGAGGTAAGTCTTTTTGAGTGTATCACTTGTGGTTTCTGCCCAAGGTAATCGATTCAAGTATCCAACTCTGGCTCGTTCTTGACGAACAAACTCAAGCGGTACACATTGAAGATCATTCCCAGTTCTTCGTAAAAGACCTGCAATCAAAAACTGCTGAAACGACTTTCCTTCGAGTTTACATTCTTCAAGAGTGGTAGCAGGATAGGCAGCCATCGGTAAGTCCACACCTGGAATGGCTTCAACACTTCCATTATCAATCACTCTGGACCGCAAGAGTTCAGGCACTAATCCTCCACCATCCAGTTGATTCATCAACCAAAGACCGATTGAGACACCAGAATCATAGGAAGTCTTATACACTTCGAGCACACTGTCAGGAGGTGCGATTTGAGTGGATTTTGGAAGCTGAATAGGTTCATTGGGTGGTGCTTCATTGATAGTCTCTACCGGTGGGAACTTGGATTTCCACGCACTCCAAGGAATGTCACGCAACTGAACATCATAGAGTTTCAAAAAAGGCGTGGCTTCAATGAACGGATTTTTGGTCACAGGCACTCCATGTGTCAAGATTGCGTCCAACGATGGAACGACATCCTTCAAGGGAGCTGTCGATTCAACAAACGATGCTTCACGAGACATCAAAAATGGATGGTCTGGAAATGGGTTTGGAATGTCCATTGGACGCTTGTCCAAATAATAGCCGACAAACGGCACGATGTCTTGTGTTCCTTCAACTGGCACCTTCACGATATCAATGGTCTTGTCTTCGTGATGTTGAGTTCGAATCATCGTATATTCGGGCAATACACGCCATTCACCTTCACCATTGGTAGCCACAAAGGTAGTGGGTGCTTCGACTCGATAGGGGGTACCGGCTGCAGTATCTCCATAGGGTCTAGGTAACGCTGCAAGCAAACGAGGATAGAATCCAGGTAAGCGTGTATTCTCAAACAATGGGTCCCATTGAGTCTTCCAATCGTACGAGGTATACGACTTGTCCGCATAGACTGGGTGAATCCAGTCAAATCGTTTGCGATAGGTGGGTTCTCGAAGCGTGTATTCTTCGGGCAATGCCAATACATAACTACGATACAAGTCTTGTAGACGGTCAATCTCTTTACGCACTTCCTCTCGTTGGAATCGTGTGACTCGACCACGAGGCATCAGTTTTTCATAGGCATCTGTGGTCTGTTCAGTCAAAGTGAAAAAGCGAACCTTTTCAGGGCGTTGAAGGGTTTCATCAAACTCAATGTCTTCTAAGATTTGGTAGTCACTGGGTTCAAAGTTAAAGTATTCCATTATACTGACTTAAGAACATTCTCACACAGAGACGACGCCTGTTTGTGAAAGTACTCCACGACTGCCTCGGGTGCAGAGGTCTTGGTATTGAAGCGAACCACAAGCATTGGAACGAGAGGATGTCCGATGTCTGCAGAGACAAACTCTGTAAGTTGAGAGAGATAGAGAACCTCTTGGACAAGTGCACCTAATGTATGTGTTTCACCTGGAACTTCCATGCGGAACCATCCTTCTTCTTCACGAAGCACTGGGATCTTTGCAAACTCATTGATCTTTTCTTGAAACACCTCAACTGCCTTCTTGAATAAGTCAACCGCAGGAGTGATTCCGATACTCTCCACAGAAAGGTCAAACCAATCTGGACGACCTTCTTTGTTACGGTGAAACGATCGTTGAATGTGGAAGCTGTCAAACATTTGTGCTGCTTCACGTTGTGCGACTGGGTCATCCCCTGCTTGTGATACAAAGGAGTCACGGTCTATTTTAGCAATATCCGGGTCAATGTGGTTCTTGAAAGTTGAGACACAGACTTGTGAACCCTTGGTAGCCAGAACAGATAAGGTTGCTTTGATATGAATCGATTCACCAGGTTTTAACTGTATAAACAAGAGAGGTGTCTCTAGATCACGGTCTCTAAGGAGAATCTCTCCTCGAGGACCGACGGCTGCAAAGTCATCGGTGGTGACTTCACGAGGCTCCTTTTCTGCGGCTGTACGAAGTTCGAGTTGAGTATCACGAATCACTGCAACTTCATCTGCACGAACATTCACAGGCAACATCTCTACACGATGTCGGATCATCTCGTGCGTCATTGAGGTTGTGTTTTCCAAGATTTGAATATTCGAGACGACAACTGTAGGAATCTCGGACAACAAGATGCGCCGAAGTCCATTCACAAATGCAACCGGAACGTTCTTCAGTTCAGCATCGAGGCGATAGCCATTCATTGAGATTCGTCGCTCCATTGTTTATCTATCCCCTTCGTTATTGTCTTTCCGTTTTTTATCGGAACCACGAGCAATGAACAATCAGCCCGTGTTGTTTGCAAGTAGTCGATGCCCAAACAGTGCAAAGATTTTAGAAACCTTGAAAGCACTCAACAAAGACACACTCTGTCGTATTGTTTACATTGACAACTATCAACGCAATCAACTTCCTTCGTTTCTCAAGAGTGTTCCAACATTGTATATTCCCGAATCAAAAGACATTTACGTAGGTAAGGATATTTACGCCTATATTTCCAAGCCTGTCACTGCACGTCGTGAAGTGCCGGTCCAACAACAAACTGCATCAGGAGGTGTAACTCAAGGTGCTCCTGCAGGAGGAGAGTATTCACCCTGGTCCTTTGAAGGAAAGGGAGGTATGTCCGACACATATTCAAGTTGGACAAACAGTGAATCCTTTATGGACAGTGACCAGTTGAGATATACCTTTCTAGGCGGAGCTCCCGCCGCGACAGCTCCTGAACCTCAGACAAAGCAAAGTTACGATGGAGCTAAACAGGGTCGCAATGATGACCTTGCCGCGCGGATGGAACAAATGAAAAAGGCTCGTGAGAGTGAGTTTAAAGGAATAAGTCGTCAATAAAACAATGTCCAAAAAGATGTATCTCGATGCCTTCTTCAATCAGTATGAGGATTTCCTCACTCAATTGAAGAAAGTGTTTCCAGAAGACCCAGATTGGAATGTCTATTTGTCGGGATTGGCGATTTTCCGACGCACAAACCCTACAATGATTGTGCAGAAGACTTGGGAGTTTGTGTCCCGATTCGAGGAAATGATTCAAAAGCGAGATGAGACCTTTTTCATGGAGAGAGATTACTCAGACGTCTCTGAAGGGGAGCCGATTGAGCAAACCGTTCAGAAACTTAAGACTATGTGGTCGACTTTATCAGCCGAGAACAAGCAGATCGTGTGGCAGTTTGTCGCTAACATTACAAGGTTGGCAAAGGTGTGTAATGAAGCCTGAAGGATAGAAGAAAGAGTGTCTCGTTTTTATGAACTACATAACAACAAATGGTTTCAGGTTATGAACTTGTCGATTGAAATCATAGGATGTCATGATAAGTTTCAAAAATATATGTTGATGCATTACGGGCATTGTTTCTTTAACTGATATCAAACTGAACGGGTTGAGTGGAAACTAACTCTTCAAGAGCCTTCTCGGGCGTGTCGAAGTTGCGGAACAAGATTTGATTCACTTCGGCTGGACTCCATTTTTCATGTAGGGTTGGATTGTTTTCCACTAGTAAGTCTGTTCGATCGTAAAACGCATTCACCATTTCTTGAATGATAGGCACACTACACTTCTTGAAGTTCACAATCAAGTCGATGCGTCCAGGACGAATCAAGGCTTTATCAATACGTTCAGGGAAGTTGGTCGTGATAATCAAAATACGACCGTTGGCTTCAAGTGTTCCATCCAGTAAGTTCAATAAGAACGATAAATCAATGACTTCCTTTTCTTCTTCTTTGCGTCCCAAGAACAACTCCTCTTCTACTTGCTTTGCAGGTGTAGGCTTCTTCCATTCTCTGCGTAACACTGTATCTCCCATCGCATCAATGTCTTCAATCACATACAGACGCTCTGACACTGGAATGGTATACTTCTCGGTATTCACTCCATTGTAAACATGAATCTCATCATTGAAAAACAAGTGTTGAAGTTGAGACTTGGTCTTGATTTCTGACAACTGGACATTCACAATGTGTCTGCGTCCTTCATTTGCAATCGCCTTGACGGAACTCGTCTTTCCAGTTCCAGGTGGTCCGTGAAACATGAAACCTAATGTATACGGAATACCTCGTTGGTCATACCATGCTCGCTCTTCTAAGAAGAACTTGGTTCGGTGTTGGACTTGTACACGATCTTCAAAAAACACATTGTCAAAGGTTCGATTGGTGGTGAACTTGGTCTTCGTATACAGCAAGTGACTAGTGGGTAAAGGGTTTTGTGTGGTTCCTTTAACTTTAGTTTGAACGACCTGATCAAAAAAGTATCGATGACTCCCAAGCTTATTTGACATGCGACGTTCGTAATCTGCATTACAGTTATCTACAAACAACTGGAGATGCTGCACATCATGGTGTAAGCAAAAGAGCTTGAACTTGATTTGTTCTAACGCTCCATCTACATGTTTCAAGTCAAGGAGTTCGAAATACACATCGTTGTCTAAACATACAGGTTCAAACTCATGTGGTAAGTAATCGTGCTGCGTAACGGCTAACAAGGATTTCATTGCAGGAAGTGTAGTGACATAATGAACCACTGCATCCATACGTGATTGATACATGGTCTGTGTTTGAACACGATTGGATTGAGTTGTAGTGGATACACCTCGTTCACAGGTAATCGTTGCTCGTGCAGCATTGGTTCGACTGCGAACACAACAGTTTGTTCGTACCCAGTTTGACCAAGTTGGAAAGGTTTTAGTTGCGAGATCAAAGAGGTTCAACGCCATCAAATTGGTGAGTGGATTTTTAGCAATCCCCATACTCAGCATCATCTGTGTTCGAACTAGGTCGTTCATTGGTTGTCTATTGGATTTCAGTGTGAAGATAGGAACGCGCCAAAGGTATTCACCGTTCCACCGGGAGTCATTTCCTTTGTGACTAAATGGTCGAGCGTTGTAATGTTGGTATGAACAGGTTTGGTACGCTTCAATCGTAGTTCCTTGGAAGCTTTGTCTACAGTCTCTTGGGAGAGTGCTACGAACTTCTTCACATCGCGAACCGGACCTTGAACATTCATAGTTGGAACATACAGTCGTAAAGGCGGTAACTGAACTGCAACCATTTCTTCCGACGAAGACGTGTATTCGCGAAACTGCTTGATGTCCAACGGACCTCCAAACAGTCGTAAGGTTGAACGAGGTGGAGCTTGTGTGAGTTCCCGAGTGGAATACAAACCGCGATACAAGTCTGCGAGCAATGCATGACGAGTCCACCGCGTTACATCGGATAATGCAGGGTCTGCATACAAATACGCCATCGCACATTCAGGGGAACAAAAGTGACCTTCACAGGTATACATGTTCTCATACGCATCATACGCAATCGGTAAGATAGATGCCGTCCAGTTAAAGGTATGGCAGCACCAAAAACATGCAGTGGTCGAACTATATGTAGGTGTTCGAGTTCGATTGAGAATATCCTTCATGGTATCCGTGTTAAAACGCTCGGCTACCTGCGAGGTTTCCACTGCATTCAGAATCTCTGAATACTCAGTGCTTCCATTTGCAGGTTGTGGGACATCTTCTTCAATGGGAAGCTTCAACGAAAATATCACCGGAGCTTCGGGGAGTTTTTTAGGAGGCATTCTTTCTTAAATGAACGTTTCTTCACTTAAAGTCCCAGACAAAAACGGAAGTAGTTGTTTCTTGTTACTTGGACTTACCCCCCAAGATGAGTAAAGACATTTCAACAGCCTACCAAAAGAAGACACACCGCGAGCACATTCTCTCCCTTCCTGATACTTACATCGGAAGCATCGCAAATACCGAAGACACGGTCTTCTTGCGAGACGGAGAGTCCTTCACCCAACAAACCATCACCCTCAATCCAGGCTTCTACAAACTGATTGACGAACTCCTGGTCAACGCACATGACCAAGTTGTGCGACTCCGCACACGAAACTCCACAAACCCTGTCAAGAAGATTACCATTTCCGCAGACTCTACCCACTTCTACATTGAGAACGATGGCGAACCCATTGATGTCGTTCAGCACCCTGAACACAAAGTCTGGGTTCCACAGATGATCTTCGCAGAGTTGTTGACCTCGACCAACTACGATGCATCGGAGAAGAAGCTAGTCGGCGGTAAGAACGGCTACGGCGTCAAGCTAGTCAACATCTTCGCCAAGCACATGGAAGTCATGATTATCGACGCAGAACGCAAGCTATCCTATCAGCAGCGCTACTCGATGAACATGACTCGAATCAACGAACCCACTGTGAAGCCAAGCAAGAGCAAGTCCTCTGTAGCAGTCAAGTGGGAACCAGACTTTGAACGGTTCGGAATGAAAGAGATTACACCCGACATGTTGCGTCTCATTGAACGACGCGTCTGGGACCTTGCGATGACCGTTGGAAAAGACACCAAGGTCATCTGGAATGGAGAGACCTTGAAGTGTAAGAACTTGGTTGAGTATGCCAAGTCCTATGGCTGCGACCCAGTGCTCTATGAATCACCCAACGACCGATGGCACATTGCTATTGGTCAAGCTGAAGACGGAGCGTACAATCAATCCTTCGTCAACGGCATCTGGACCTCCAAAGGCGGAACGCATGTAGATGCAGTGGTGAGTCAGGTTACTAATCACATAGTGGAGTATCTAGAAACCAAGAAGAAGACCAAAGTCAAGCCCAGTTTGGTGAGAGAGCAACTCGCAGTGTTCTGTGTCAGTATGATTGAGAACCCTAGCTTCACAAGTCAAACCAAAGAGACACTGACCACCAAGGTGTCTGCATTCGGCTCCAGTCCCAAGCTGTCCGACGATACCTTGAAGAAGATTGTGACCAAGCTTGGAATCGTAGAGAAGATTCTCGAAGCACAAGCTGTGAAGGACTCCAAGGACAATACCAAGACCGATGGAAAGAAACAGTCCAGAATCACAGGCATTCCCAAGTTGGACGATGCGGTCTATGCAGGCACAGCACAGTCTGCCAAGTGCACACTGATTCTCACCGAAGGCGATTCAGCTAAGGCGATGGCTCTCTCCGGCCTGTCGCAGGAACAACGCAAGCTTTACGGCGTCTACCCGCTCAAAGGTAAGGTGTTGAATGTGAAGGACACCTCCGACTCTAAGGTCGAACATACAAAAGAGATTGCGGAACTCAAGAAGATTCTAGGTCTTCAGTCCGGCAAGAAATACGAATCCACCGCAGAGCTGCGATATGGAAGCATTATGATTATGACGGACCAGGACTATGACGGCTCACACATTCGAGGCTTGCTCATCAACCTGTTCCACGAACTCTGGCATGAACTCATTGCAATCCCAGGCTTCTTGACTTACATGGCTACACCCATCGTGAAGGCAGTCAAGGGAACCACTGTGAAGAACTTCTACAGCCAATACGAATATGAAGAGTGGAGAAAGACAGATGCCTCCAAGGGCTTCAAGGTCAAGTATTACAAGGGATTGGGTACTTCCACACGAGACGAAGCCAAAGATTACTTTGCAAAACCTCAAGCCGTTCGGTTTGACTTCACACAGGGCTCTGATGAAGCCATTGACCTAGCGTTCAACAAACAGCGCGCAGATGACCGCAAGACGTGGCTACAAGGCTACGATAAGACTGCGTTGGTGCCTGCAGGTCTTCAAGTGCCCTACACAGACTTTATCCACAAAGACCTCATTCACTTCTCCAACTACAACTTGGAGCGTGCTATCCCTAGCATGATGGACGGACTCAAAGTGTCTCAACGCAAAATCCTTTACGCAGCGTTCAAGCGTAACTTGACTTCAGAGATTCGAGTCGCGCAGTTTGCGGGCTATGTCTCTGAACACAGCGGATACCACCATGGTGAAGCATCACTGAACGAAGCCATCATTGGAATGGCACAGGACTTTATGGGTGCGAACAACCTCTCCTGGCTTGTGCCACAGGGACAGTTCGGCACACGCATTCAAGGCGGCAAAGACTCTGCGTCGCCAAGATACATTCACACCTTCCTCCAATCGGTTGTGAAGAAACTAGTTCCCTCCGAGGACTTTCCAGTGTTGACGTATCGAGATGACGATGGATTGCCCGTCGAACCTGAATGGTATGCACCAGTTCTACCGATGCTATTGGTGAACGGTTCTCGTGGTATCGGCACTGGCTACTCGACCTCGATTCCAGGTTACAATCCGAAGGAGTTGAAGGACATGTTGGTTGCATGGTTGAAGGGACAAGCAGATGCACTCGACCGTCCACTCAAACCTTACTTCAAGGGATTCAAGGGAACTGTGTCTCAAGACGGAGTCGTACAAGGTCTGTATACGAAACAGAAGGAGGAGTTTGTAGTGACCGAGTTACCACCTGGAACCTGGACACAAGACTATCGTGAGTGGTTGGAGAAACAACTCGCAGAGGGAACTGTGAAGGACTTTGTAGATACTTCGACGGACACTGATATCCACATTCGTATCAAGGGTATGGACGAAGCGGTATTGGTCAAGTCATTGACTGACAAGGTGAAGACTACCAATATGCACGCATTCAACTCCAAGGGTGTTATCACCAAGTATGATAGTCCAAATGCAATCCTCAAAGAGTTTGCGAATGTTCGTCTAGCGTTGTATGAGACACGCAGACAGCATCAGCTCAAAGCACTCCAAGACGAGATGCCGTATCATGTGAATGTAGTGAAGTTCATCGAAGACCAAGTCAAAGATGTGCCTACTCTGGTGTTGAAGAAGAAGACACGAGCCGAGTGCGATACGATGTTCAAGCAAGCTAACTATACTTCCATTGACGGATACGACTACCTTCTCAAGCTACCGGTGAGCAGCTTTACAGCGGAACAAATCACCAAGCACGAGTCTCAGCTTGCTGCCTTGCGAGCCGAACATGCGCGGTTGGAAACGCTTCGTGCTGCGGAGATGTGGCTTATGGATTTGGCTGCTGTATAAACAATGAGTGATTACGCATCCATTATGATGCAAGAGCAAGCGGATGCTCGAAGGGTCTACAACTATGACCCACGCGAGCGTTTTTTGCGGACGCAAGCACCTAGTCGTATGGTTGAGACTTTCAACTCGACACGACCCACTGCAAATGCAGATGTACCTGAATCGGATGGAGAGATAGGGTCACGTTTGGACGCTGCGTCCGTTCAAGACGCACCAGCTACACGAAGTACTAAAAAATACATCATTATGGATTCATCTCAACGTGACTGGGTCAAGCAACCGAATCCATATACAAATCTTGTCTTCTCTTTTGGAAGTCAAAGTCTTCAAGCCACGAATCCAATCGTATACACAAACAACTCCTTTGTTCCCACCTTTGCAGCAGAACAAGCAAGTAATAATCCACCATTGGTTGGAGTTCCAAATACACGTGGATGGACACTATCATTGGGTTCCTCAAATGTGTCGTATCCTCCTTACAATCCAAACCTTCCAAGGGGGATTCCTGTAGGAACCGACACAGGGTATCTCATTCAACCCTCTGGATTTGGGTTCGGAAGTTCAACCAATGCAACCAATGTAGCATCCATTCGTCTTGTGCGTGCAGTGTTACCGCAGCGTCAGTTTTTAAGTATTCCCATTGATCCATCTTCCAGTGGTACCGATGCATCTACTAGTCAGTTCATTCAAGCTAATCTTGTTGGCAAACCCTATTCAACCTTCACAACGTATCCGTATTTACTCTTCAACCTCAATGAGTTCTTCGGACAGTATGTTGGTGGTAATGAATCCATTCGCAGATCGTTCTCAGTCATGACTCAACGCCAGCGTCAACAGACAAACTTTGAAACCGACGTTGGTGTTCAGCAATACGACTATGAAGCATGGGGTCAAGAAGCTTTGGAACTTCAAAGTCCGATTACAACCTTGAAGCAGTTGGAAATAACGATCACGGATCCGATTGGTACAAACTTCATTC